CCGTTTTTAGAGGTTAAAGATGGCACGGCTATAAGAGCCGTTCAAGATCTTGTCATCAAGGACAAAGATCATCCGTTCGCAAAACATCCAAGCGATTTTTCGTTGCATAAGCTTGGTGAGTTTGACGAACAATCCGGTGTTATTACCGGAAAAACCAAACCAGAAAAAATCATAGAGATTGAAACACTAGGAGAATAAAATGCTCGGTGGACCAATGGGCACGCTGCCCACAACATTATCACATGAATTTAGCCGTGTACCACAGGCGGAAATTCAACGTAGTACGTTTAGCCGTGTACACGGTCTTAAAACAACATTCGATAGTGGGCAATTGGTTCCAATTTACGTAGACGAAGTTCTACCAGGCGATACGTTTCAACTTAATGCAACGGGGTTTGGCCGCCTGGCGACAAGTATTTACCCCATAATGGATAACATGTACGTAGAAACGTTCTTTTTCTTCGTACCAAATAGATTGATTTGGGATAATTGGGAAAAATTTAACGGCGCCCAGGACGATCCAGGCGATAGTACAGATTATCTAGTACCCCAAGTCACTGGCGCAACTGTGGCAATGAATAGTCTGCAGGATTATTTTGGATTGCCAACCGCTATTGCAGGTATTGATTATAATAACTTGCATGGCAGGGCGTATAACTTGATCTGGAACGAATGGTTTCGAGATGAAAATTTACAAGACAGTATCACAGTAGATAAGGGCGATGGCCCTGATACCCAGACGAATTATGTATTGCAGAAACGTGGCAAAAGGCACGATTATTTTACAAGTGCATTACCATGGCCTCAAAAAAATAGCGATGCAGTAACAATTCCGCTAGGTTCAAAAGCACCTATTGCAACAGATGCAAGTATAAGTCAGATTTTAAGTGTTTATAGTACAAGTCAAACAGCCGATTCCGGCCTTCACGGCGCCGGAACGCGGGTAACATTAGACAATCAATATGGTGTAGCAACAGATAGTGAACTTTATGCAGATTTGAGCGACGCGGCATCAGCAACAATTAATCAACTACGTGAAGCGTTCCAAATTCAACGACTGTATGAGCGTGACGCCAGAGGCGGCACAAGATATACCGAAATATTGCAATCACATTTCGGAGTAACATCACCAGACGCGCGTTTGCAGCGTCCAGAATACCTTGGTGGTCAAAAAACGGAATTGCAGCTGCAGCCAATTCCACAGACAAGTAGCACAGATAGTACGTCACCCCAGGGAAATTTATCAGCAATCGGCACGTTACAAAGCCGAGGCGGATTTAGTAAATCATTTGTAGAGCATGGCGTCTTAATCGGCATGGCGTGTGTATTTGCAGATCTCACATATCAACAGGGCATGAATAGAATGTGGTCACGCCGTGACCGCTGGGACTTTTATTGGCCAGCCCTCGCCCACTTAGGCGAACAGGCAGTACTTAATCAGGAAATTTACACACAAGGAACATCTGCTGACACGCAAACGTTTGGATATCAAGAACGTTATGCAGAATATAGGTATAAACCAAGTCAGGTAACTGGAAAAATGCGGTCAAACGCAACAGGTACATTGGATGTTTGGCATCTAGCGCAGGACTTTACGTCCCTGCCCGCATTAAATGCATCCTTTATAGAAGAAAATCCACCAGTAGATCGCGTTATCGCAGTAACCGACGAACCAGAGTTTATTTGGGATTGGTATTTTGATCTTAAAACAACCAGGCCAATGCCGGTATACAGCGTTCCTGGGTTAATCGATCACTTTTAGGTGAAATATGGATGGATTCAAGTGGAGCATTATTATTAGCATTGGCCGTAAGTATGCTTTGCCTGCCCTTCTTGGTACGGCTGTCACTTGGCTTGCTGCTCACAACCTTGGTCCTTGGGCTGATGTCGTTTGTAGTATTAGCGAAGCACTTTTACTTGTAACGCCGGAGTGTAAATAATGGTTTGGCCAATAGTAGCAGGTATAGTCAGCGCGTATGGCGCTAAACAGGCTAACAAAAAAACTGCACGATATAACACATATATGTCAAATACAGCACATCAGCGGCAAGTTGCCGACTTACGAGCAGCGGGTCTTAACCCAATACTCAGTGCAAAATTAGGGGGCGCAAGCACCCCGACAATGCAATATCAAAACGTAGCAGCCGCAGGTATTCAAGGTTATTCACAAATGTCTAGTGCAAGGCAAGCGCAAGCGCAAACAAAACAGATTGGTGCGCAAATAGGTTTGACAAACGCGCAAAAAGAAAAAGTATTAACGGAAGTGAAACAAAAAATTCCGGCAGAAGTTAGGAAATTAGATGCAGACGGTATATTAGCACAAACACGGACAACTTTTACAGAAACAGAAAACGCATTTAAATTAGTTGCAAAAGCAATGTTAGAACGTGATAAACAAATGTTAGATAGTGTTGGTATGAGTGCGTTAGAATATGGAAAATTAAAAGGTCAAAACCCTGCGAGCCAAGCAGGGTCATTACTAATTGATCAAGTAGTGGAAGAGTGGCAAACATTTCCACAAAAATTAAAAAGAGCTGTAGAGGCGTCTAAAAGGTTTCTTATAGGAAGTTATAACACTGATAAAAGAAGAGTAAAAAATTTATACGACAAAGGAAAATTTTATATGGATGCCGCGAAAGGATATTTAAGATGAGCAAAGTAGTAAAATTCAAAACAGGTTATTCAGACCGTAAACGGCAAGGTTTTGAAACAACAGGCGAAAGCCTAACACAACAATCTTACGCGGCTGCTGCCGACGTACGTAATATTATCAAGCAATATGACCGTACTGGTCTAATTGCAAATGTAAACAAAGGAATAGCGCAATATGGCGATTATTCAGAAATTAACGAATATGCAGAAGCTCTTAACATGGTTAGGAGCGCGAACGAAAACTTTGACGCGCTACCGAGTCACATTCGGCAGCAATTCAACAATAATGCTGGATTATTTTTTGAATTTGCAACCGATCCGAAAAATTCGGAAGAAATGATTAAATTGGGGCTTAAAGAAGCACCAAAGATCGTCGAGGAGGCGACGAAAAAAAGCGAAACCGCACCTCCCGCTCCTCAGGATGCTGGGGAGTAAGGTTTCGCGGGCCCAGTTAGTGCTTGATGCTAACTGGGCCCACTGACAGCCACTAAAGGAGGTTAAGGTGGAAAACATAAATTATAATTTAGTCCAAGGTAAAAACGCAGGCGAAAAAAGTAGATGGCACAAAATAGGCGAAGCCAGAAAACACGGTTCAGGTTTTTGGGTTCGAATGGACGTAATGCCAATTCCAAATGAAGATGGTCAAGTATGGCTACAATTATACGAAAGGGAATATGATGAAGTATCGGAAGAAAATGTCGAAGGGCAAAAGCAAAAAAATGTTTACAAGAACAGCCATGGCGGTAAAGCCACGTAATTTTGCGAAACCAATGCGGGGTGGAATAAGGCTATAATATGACATGCTACCACCCCCTACTCGCATTTAAATGCGATGGTAAAGTGGTATTTAATAAACCCTTTGCCTTTGCAAAGGGTTTTAATTTGCCCTGTGGTCAATGCTGGGGTTGTAGACTTCAGCATAGTCGTGAATGGGCAATAAGATGCATGCATGAAGCCCAAATGCACGAACACAATAGTTTCATAACCTTAACGATTAACCCAGAGAACCTAGAAAAGCGTGAGCGGCCATGGTCTCTGGACGTAACAGAGTTTCAAAAATTTATGAAACGGTTACGTATAAAGATAGGGAAAGAAGTAAAATTTTTTCATTGCGGAGAATATGGTGACGAAAACAAACGTCCTCATTATCACGCAATAATATTCGGGTATGATTTCCCAGATAAAAAATTGTGGGAAAAAAAACTCGGTAACGAACTATATATATCGCCCGAATTAGAACAACTGTGGCCCTATGGGTTCCACAGGATAGGAAGCTGCACTTATGAGAGTGCGGCATACGTAGCACGCTACGTAATGAAAAAAGCGAAAGGGGAGGGCTCCCCTGAGCAATATATAAATCCAGAAACTGGAGAGATTGAGTACAATCTCGATAATCAGTACGCGACAATGTCGCGAGGTAACAGATATCAGCCGGAAAACGGTATAGGTAACCAATGGTACTGGAAATATGGATGGACAGACGCGCATCTGCACGACTTTATAGTCCATGACAATGTAAAAATGAAAGTGCCCAGATATTACGATAAAGAATTAGAAAAATATGATCCTGATTATTATCAGGAGCTAAAAAACAAGCGAAAAGCGCAAGCGCCAGAAGTTATAACAGAATACAATGCAGCGATGGATCAGCTGTGGGTGTCAGAGGAAATAAAAATAAAAAAATTAGAAAGGCTGATCCGAAACCTGTAAAAAAACTATTGACTAATAATGTATATTATGCGCAGAATTCTCTTGAAACAAAATTTCATGGGAGATGGAAATGGCGAAAATTTATTACGCGGTATTTGATAGAAAAGCAGAAATGTATTCACAACCGTTTTTAGAGGTTAAAGATGGCACGGCTATAAGAGCCGTTCAAGATCTTGTGATCAAGGACAAAGATCATCCGTTCGCAAAACATCCAAGCGATTTTTCGTTGCATAAGCTTGGTGAGTTTGACGAACAATCCGGTGTTATTACCGGAAAAACCAAACCAGAAAAAATCATAGAGATTG